ATAGGTGTTTGGCATAAAGGTGGGGAAGGGCACGCAAATGATGCCCTACGACACGCCCTAATGGCTTTGGTTAGACAAAGATGGATTCCTAGAGTATTGTTGGACAAGTAAAAGGTACTAACAAAGAATTTGCACTTTCTAAGAAATTAGTGTTAGTATTTATACATAGCGACGAAAGGTAACAAATGCCAGTATCGGTGGACCTCGATAGCGAGAAAGCCCACATCCTTATTAACGCTGAATGGCGTTATAAAGAGCTGTGTAAGGGTCTTCCAGGTTCTTCATGGTCGCAGACAGACCAAGTATGGCGAGTGCCTTTAGCGTGGTCCAGTTGCCTTGCCTTACGCTCTACATTCCGTGAAGACCTAGTTATTGGCCCAGGGCTTAGTTCTTGGGCAGAGAATGAAGTAAACACCCGTATTAGCCCTTCTATGGCCCTCAGAGAGCTTGAAACAGCCGATGGAGACGAAGACCTATTCCCACACCAAAGAGCTGGCGTAGCGTTCCTAGCGACCGCTAAGAAGGCCCTTCTAGCCGATGAACCAGGTCTTGGTAAGACCGCTCAGGCTATCCGCGGTCTTAAGCGTATTCAGGAAAATGGCGAGGATGTCTTTCCTGCCCTAGTAGTCTGCCCCAACACTCTAAAGAAGAACTGGGCTCGTGAATTTAAGCTTTGGTGGCCTGGGGTCACCGTGCAAGTTATCAAAGGAACTGCTGCTCAGCGCAAAAAGCAATTCGAGACTGAAGCTGACGTTTATGTAATTAACTGGGAGTCTCTTCGTGCTCACTCCAGACTTGCACCGTATGGCTCTGTAGCACTTACACGGTGTTCTGCTTGTGGTGGTCACGATGACGGTGTCTCAGAGACCCGCTGTGAAGTACACCAGCGTGAACTAAACAAGATTAATTTTAAGGCTGTAGTGGCCGACGAGATTCACCGCTCGAAAGAGCCTAAGTCAAAGCAAACCCGTGCATTATGGTCAGCTACTGGCGATGCACAGATTCGGTTTGCCTTAACAGGAACACCAATCGCTAACAATGTCGTCGACTTGTGGGCAATTCTGCACTGGCTATCTCCAAAAGATTGGCCTAGCAAAACCAAGTGGATTGACCGCATGATTGACACGATGCTTAATGCATTCGGTGGCATGTTAGTGATTGGTGTCAAACCACACATGCAAGATGAGTTTTATAAAGCAGTCAATCCTCACATGCGTCGCATGTTAAAAAAAGTCGTGCTTCCTTGGCTACCCGAGGTAGTAAATGAGCGTCGCGATGTTGAAATGTCAACTAAGCAAAAAAAGGCTTATGAGCAGATGCGCGACACAATGATTGCTGAGCTTGAAGGTGGAGAAGCATTGACTGCTCCTTCTATCCTGACTCAGACAACTCGCCTAGTGCAGTTTGCAAATGCTTATGCAGAGATTGTCGTTAACGAGACTACTGGAGAGCCAAAAGCTATTTTGTCAGAGCCTTCTTGTAAGGTTGACCAACTAATGGATGATATCTCTCACGGTGATTTTGGCGATGACTCGGTAGCAGTCTGCGCTGTATCTCGCCAACTAATTGAGCTTCTTAGTGCTGCAATGACTAAGGCCAAGATTGAGCATGGTTTGATTACTGGTGCTCAGGATGAAGATGAGCGACAGAAGGCTATTGACGATTTCCAGTCAGGCAAGATAAAGTGGATTCTCTTCACAGCGCAAGCTGGTGGTGTGGGTGTAACTCTCACTGCTGCTCGGCGCTTGATTATGCTTCAACGCCCTTGGTCACTTGTTGACCACAAGCAAGCGTTGGACCGTGTGCACCGCATTGGGTCAGAGATTCACGATTCAATCATCATCACGGATTACGTAACAGAGGGCACCATCGAAGAACGAGTTTTACAAGTCCTTGAAACCAAGGCAGATAACTTTGAGCAGATTGTTCGTGACAAGGACCAGCTACTCAATCTTCTTAAAGATGATAAGGCAGGCAAACTATGAGTGATGTAGTAAGAATTTCTAACTCGGAGATTCAAACATTCAAAGACTGTCGCCGTCGCTGGTGGTTGACCTACTATCGACGTCTACAGCCAAAGTACAAAGATGCAACTGGTGCTCTTGCACTGGGTACTCGCGTACACGCTGCTCTTGATGATTATTACGCCAACGGAACTCCGCTTCTACAAGCACACGCAACCCTTGTGAACACAGAAAAAGAATTACTTTTGCAAGACTTCCGCGATGTATCTGAACTTGAAAAAGAAGCTGAACTTGGGCACATCATGCTTGAGGGTTACCTCCAGTGGAATGAAGAGAACGGCATTGATGCTGACCTCGAGATGATTTCTACAGAAGAAACAATTGTGATGCCGATGTTCAACGGTGAAGTTGAACTTCAAGGCAAGCTTGACATGCGTGTTCGTCGTAAGGCTGACGGTGTGCGTATGTTCCGTGACTTTAAAACTGTTGGTGGTTCGCTTTCAGACTTTGCAAACCTTGCACCTATGAACGAACAGATTCTTACTTACATGATTCTTGAACAGAGTAAGGACAAAGACGGAGAACGCTCTGACGGCGGTATTTTCACAATGTTAAAGAAGGTTCGTCGCAGTGCTGCTGCTCGTCCTCCGTTTTATGACCAGATTGAAGTTCGACACAATATCTTCACCTTGCGCTCCTTTTGGGACCGCTTGCACGGAACTGTTACAGACCTCATGCGAGTTCGTACAGCTCTTGATAAAGGTGAACAACCAAGCTTCCACGCATACCCAAGTCCGTCTAGGGATTGCAAGTGGAAGTGCAAGTTCTACTCTGTATGCACTCTCGTCGATGATGGTAGTGCTGCAGAGCAGGCAATAAGCGAAATGTTCGTAGAGGCTGACCCATATGCTTACTACGGCGAAGAGAAGAAAGGAAACGAGTGACGCATGAGTGAAATCCAACGGTCGTTGACCGCAATGATTTACGGCGAATCCAAAGTTGGTAAATCCAGCTTTGCTGTTACAGCACCATACCCACGACTAATGCTCGACGTTGAGGGTGGACACCGATTCCTCCCTATCGTCGTTAAGTATTGGGACCCACTGCGCGAGGAACCACCTGTCGCAGATGGAACTTGGGACACGGTTGTTGTACAGGTACGTGACTACGACACTGTAGTCAAGGCGTATCAGTGGTTGCAGTTAGGTAAGCATCAGTTCAAAAGCTTGATTATTGACTCCATCTCGGAGTTGCAAGTCAAGTGTATGGACAGCATCGCAGGTAGCGAGCAGATGAAGATGCAACAGTGGGGCGAATTGCTTCGTCACATGGGTGGTCTTCTACGCGACCTACGCGACCTAACAATGCACCCAACTAATCCACTTGAGGCTGTTGTTCTAACAGCAATGTCTCGAGTGACTCAGGATGGTAAGCACCGTCCTTACCTACAGGGACAGCTTGCAATTCAAGCACCATATTTTTACGACATTCTTGGTGCGTTGACCATCGAGCAGTTCCCTAATCCAGACCCGCTTCAGCCTCCTTACAAAGTTCGACGTATGTATGTCGAGCGAACTAATGAGTATGAAGCAGGCGAGCGAGTCCAAGGTCGTCTTGGAGCAATCGTCGAACAAGACAAGCTTTCCATCGAGGTAATGCTTGACACAATCTTTGGTCCGAAGAAGACTGAAGCCACCACTAAAAAGAAAGAGGCTTAACCATGAGTTCATTGAACTGGGCTGACCTTATTAAGGATGCTGGAGAATCAGCATCGTACGAACCACTACCAGATGGCGACTACGACCTCGTAGTGCTTGAGGCAACCGCAAAGGTTACTCAGTCTGGCAAGACCATGTTCTCTACCAAGAGTCAGGTCGAATCAGGCGCTTTCGCAAAGCGTCTAGTTTGGGACAACCTAGTTGTCTCACCAGATAACTCAACTGCGTTGGGTATCTTCTTCCGCAAGATGGCGGCAATGGGTCTTAACCGAGACTTCTTTGACCGTGCACCAAGTAATGCTCAGATTGAGTCTGCACTTGTTGGTCGTAAGTTCCGTGGACAGATTGGTACACGTACCTACAACGGTAACAAGTCAAACGAAATTAAGAACTACTACCCAGCAACAGCTTCTGCTGCACCTGGTGCACCAGCTCCTGTATCTGCTGCTGCTCCAGCACCAGCACCTGCACCCGCTCCAGCACCTGCACCAGCACCTGCTGCAGCACCATCAGCACCGTTCTAATAACGGTCAACTCTCTGCTGGAAAGCCACTCGACAAAACGTTGAGTGGCTTTCTAGTTAGAGTCCAAAACTTTAGGAAGGTAGAACAATGAAAGTTCTAATTACGGGGTGCACTGCACAGCAGGCTTCCAATAAAACAGCTTCGAGAACTCCTACGTTTTCCGCACTTTTGGCGAAAGCATTAGAAGACGGTGGTGCCGTAGTAGAGGTAGTTGAACCTTCAACTGTATTCACATCAAAACAACTTGAGGAGTTTGACAGCGTACTCGTCGGTATTGCTCCTCCTACAAGTCTTTCTGCAAATAAAATTTACCCAGCTTTTGCGATTGCCAATCGAGCACGCAAGATTGGGAATCTTTCTCTTTTTATCGATGCCCCAGAGCAATACAAATTGCAAGCATCTCTAAAATCTGTATCTCTCAATGTTGCAGATTTGTCTAAAGATTTTTATCAGAGAAGAAAAAGTTATTCACATCTAATCTCTGACGCAGAGTTTCGTGCCGAAGTCCACGAGTTTAATGAATTTCTTTTTAGCGAGAGATGGCCTACAACTTTATACCCAGCTTTTCCATGGTCTAACTCGGAAGATATCTCAAAGTCTTTGCTGAACACAGATTCACAAAACTTAGTTCCAGTAATGGTTGATTCCTATATTCTTCGTGCTCCATACATTCAGGCAAATCTAAGCTCCCCCAGGGGTTACTGGACCTGCGATAACCCAAAAACAAAGTGGGCCAAAGCCGTTACCGCAACCCTAAACAATGACGTGGTGGCAACCCGTGGGTCTCGGTGGGAAGAGCAGGAATCGACCCTAGAACGCATTAAAAAGTCTTTAGGTACAATTGTAAGTATCTACCGCAATAACGAGCCCTGGTGGTCTCCAGCGCTCGCACAGAGCCTCTCAGTGGGTGTTCCAGTCGTGACTGACTGGCGTCTAACATCCTCTTTAGGAGTTGAGTGGAGCCACTTGGCTAGCTCTATCGAGGAAATGTCATCAGAAGAAAGATATGCCTTAGCTCTTGCTCAAAAAGAGTCATATCTTGAGTTAGTTCCAACTTGGGAACAAGTATCTGAGCTTCTATTACAAACTATTAATCTATCAAAAGTAAACATCTAATGTGGACTAAACAACTAAAAAAGGCTACAATCAGATAGGAAAGGATTACCATGGCAGAACTAGATATGAACTGGGTTAAATCCCAGCTTCAAGCAGCAAAGGTCCGCAAACCTGTAGGCGATGCGACCATGAAATTAGTCGAGCTTTTTGACTCGATTGAAAACCTAACGCCAGATTTTAAAAAGCAAACAATAGAAATGTTTTCAAAGTTAGCGTTGGGGCACATTGTAATTAAAGAAAAAAAGAACGAAAACTGGGTTCCTGTGCGTCCAGGTGATATTA